AGGGCCAAGTCACTGGGTTTACAAGGAGTTCCTTGAGAAGGTGGAGGCTGGAAAAACTCAGTATTCCGTCTTCCACGTACCCATCGCAGAAAATCTTCAACACCTCACCGAGGGCTACCACGATGAAATCAAAGACCTCACCGAAAATGACAACATCGAATACCGCCGTCTCGTGCTGGGTGAATGGATCGACCGGCCAACCGGTGAGGGCATCTTCAAGGAATACTTCATCCCCACGTTGCACATCAAGCCGTCCGACCCAAAGCAGATCATCCTGGGTGTGGGCCTGCTACCAATCGCCGGATACCCGATCATCCTTGGCTACGACCTTGGCTCGGTATTCTCGTCTGTTACATTCCTGCAAAGAATCCTGAAGCCCAGCGGTACGATCTGGTTTGCCTTCGATGAGGTGGACCACCTGAACCAGCGGATCCTGTACAAGACACTGGCTTGGGAAATCATCGAGCGCATGAAGTTCTGGCAGAAGCGTGTCACCTACGAGTTCAAATACCAGCACATCACCGACGAGAGTGCCATCAACGTGTGGCGCCCGGGCAGCGAGGGTGGCACCTACGACTCGCTGGTGTTCGAGCGCGAGTTCAACCGGGTACAGGAACAGCTCAACCAGCATCCGGCAAAGCTTCTGGGATGCCCCAAAGGCCCAGGCAGCGTATCCGGCCGCGTGCAGCTCCTTCAGGGCAAGCTGCTTCAGGAGGAATTCTTCGTGTCCGGGTCCAACTGTCCAAATACCCGGGAGATGCTGATGTTCCTCGAAGCGGACAAGAACGAGCCGGAGAAGCCGAAGCGTTCAAAGTTCCTGCACAAGTTCGACAGCGTGACCTACCCCATGTGGCGCGCGGAGGTGGCCGGCGGATTTACCAACCTGCCCCAGGCCGAGGCGGCGCCGACACTCAGTTCGGTGGGGACGTGATATGTATTGCATTATTCTTAAAGTAATGGAATTCTGAATCAGCGCGGTCAACCAATAAAATCTTATGGATAGCACAGATTTGAAAGATAAACTGGTCCTGGACCCACTCGACTCCCCCGATCTGGCCGAGTTCTTCAGCCGCAAAGACCCGGGCGATACTGTGACGTTTCAGAATGTCGTGGTGACACTGGACGAGGCCGGCGAGAAAGTCATCTGCCTGTCCTTGAAATCGTTCGATATTGAGCAGGGTGACGACGAGGAGCCCATCCACGGCAAGGCGCGCGGCGATGAGGGTGAGACCGGCGAAGACGCCGACAAGCCCGAAGGTGAAGGTGAGGGTGGTCCCAGCTCGGCTGCTGTTGAAGTTTTCAAAGACGATGATGGTGTGCCGGCACAGAAGAACAACATCCCCACGGATTATCAGCCGGCACGATAATGGGAAGCCCAGATCCGTTTGCCAGATTTGTACGCGAAACAGTGGCGCTGGAAACCACAGAGGCCAAATCACTTGAGGAACGAATCAGGATACGATACAAGTCGAACGGCGTTTTTGATTGGGACATTGGCAGGTACAACAGATTATGCAAAGCCGCTGGAAAATCTCAGGAAGTAATGGCCGCACTGGTTGGGTCAACTTGGCGCGGTCTCCGGGCGCAAATGGCACTCAGAATGGTTTCCCACTCAGCCGCAATTCACATGGCAATCTTGGAATCATTTTACCGGGAAATCAAAACCGGGAAGCGGGAGCAACCGATCATACCGATTGACATGGAATAATTTATGCTCGATTTCGCCATTCTATCGGAGTACGGGACCACAGATGATAGGCTCCGTGAATTTTTTAGTAGCAAGCTTCCCACTCCAAAGCAGTTGGAGAAAATGACGCCGAAGGAAATCCGCATCAAGGAACGCGACGTCAAGATGCGGGACAAGTTCCAGAAAATGATCTCCGGCTGGCTTCAGGAGCACATCGTATTCTCGCTGGCCAACCACTCCAAATACGCCGCCGTCGATCTGGCCTGGGACGCCATGCCGATCAACCATCAGGTTTACCCGCTGATTCAATACGCCCAAGGCAGGATGGACCTGGGCCGCGTTTCCAAGGCAATGCAGGATGTTCCCAACGGCGACAAATACCTGCGCAAGGAAGGCGGCGAAGTGGTTGGCATCGACCTGCCAAAGTTCACCGAGGTTCAAATCAATCTGTTGCGCTCCGTGATAACCCGCCGGCTGGCACCGCAGGCTGTGAAGTACAACGGGCTCTATCCATTCTTCAAGTACGAGCCCCGCGACCAGACCCAGGTTGGAAAGCTGCGAGCCGACATGGTGAGCCAGCGCATGGACATCATGGCTGACCAGTTCGATTACCGACACTTCCAGACGCAGGTCATCCGCGACATGTTCCTCTACGCCAAGTGCGTGGCCTTCCCGCGGTCATACTGGGAACGCCAGATCCAACTTGAGCGCGAGACACTGGCCATGGAATTTGACGACAAGGGCAAGATCAAAACCAAGGCCAAGGTTGTGCGCGAGGGCATTGCCTGGGAACACCCCCATCCTTCGCGCGTCTTCTACGACAACAATTACCCGCTGACGACGTTGAACACCGACACTGGTTGCGAGTATGTTGGCTTCTGGGACGTGTGCCGCTGGGGTGACATCTCCGACAACGCAGCATATTTCAACCGGCGCAACGTGTCCTACACGTCCGGCATGTGTGATTGGTTCAGCACCTACTGGGCCTACTTCAACCAGTATTTCACGACCATCGTTCCCCCGTCCTTCCCGCAGGCCAGCGGCAACAACGTCGTTGCCACCAACGACCGGAAGAACCAGGTCGGACTATTCACCGGCCAGATGGAGAGCGTGTCCACCATCTTCACACATCTCTGGGTCAAGATGCGCCCGGTCAACTGGGGACTCGGCACATATCCCCATCTCGTCTGGGTTCACCTGAAGGTGGCTGGCGATGCGACTGTGGTGTACGCGAAGATTTGCCCGTCATCCCCGGCGGCCGTGTTCAGCTACAACGAGAACGACGGCCGGCTGGTGAACATCTCCCTGGCCCACGAGCTGATGCCGTTTCAAGACCAGCTCACCAACCTGTTCAGCCAGTTGCTCGAAATCGCCAAGCAAGATTTGTTTTCTGTGGCCGTGCTCAACACCGACGTTTTCCCGGATAATGAGGAGGGTAAAAAAGTACGGGACGAATTCAAGAACCTGTTGCGCAACAAGGAGCGTTACGCCAGCACACAGCTATTGGAAATCTCCTTCTCGAAGCTGCAACAGCTCGGCATCAAGCCGTCCGAAGTATTTACCGTGGTTCGCTCGCACCCCAACACCGCCCTGACCAACGTGTTCGAGGCCATCACCACCGTCATCAAAATGGCCAACACCATCATGGTCCTGAGTGACCAGGAGCAGGGGCAACAACAGTCGCACGAGATGTCCGCGCACGAGTCCGTGGCCATCGAGAGAACGACCAACAGCGTGTACGACTTTATCAGCCTGGCCATTGACGAGGGACGCTCAGCCATGAAGCGGATCTGTTTTGAATCCCTGATCTCATGCGGCACCGATGATGTGGAGTTGACCGTCGAGAATCGTTACCCGAAAAGCATCATACAAAAGGCCGGGTTCAACGCCACAAATCCAGACGATGCCCAAGGATACACCGGTTACTCGCGCGTGACCGGTAATAAAATGTACCTCGTTCACGACTACATCTTCACGTCGCGCGACGGTGGCAACCGAGCCGGTGGACCGCAGGGCGCCCAGGTGCTCGTTCAACTGCTTCAGGCCATCGGCGCCTTGCAGCCCGAGATGCAGAATGCCGTCCTGTCGGCCATGGGCAAGACCAAGGTGTTCGAGTTGATGAACACCATCTTCCGAATGACGGATGCCGGCGTGGATCTGAAGCTGGAATTGAAGGCTGGCGAATCCGACGACCTCACGCTTTCGCAGGATGCACAGTTCATGCAGGCCGTGCAGAAGCTCGCCGCCCAGATGGCCGACGAGGTGAAGGCGACCAACTCCATGCACCAAGCCATCCAGTTAATGGCACAGGTGTTCGGACAGTCCAACCCGCAATTGCTGCAACAGATCACAGCGCTACTGCAACAGGGTATGCCGCCGCAGCCGCCCGCCGAAGGCACGCAGGCCGGTCCCGCGGCACCGCCGCCGGCCCCAGGACAATCTCCCGGCCCACCCGGGCCATAACCGAAACCACAAACCGAAACCGAAATGTTACGCAAACATGCCATACACCTATTGCCACCTGACCCCGTTGAAGGTGGAACACCAACCTCAACCGAAGAACCGCCCGTAGAGGGAACGCCACCAGCAGAGGGAACGCCGCCGGCTGAAGGCGAACCGGCGCCCACTGAAGAACCGCCACCCGGGGACGGTGTTCAGCCACCACCGGACGAACCGCCAGCCGAAGGCGCTCCGGCGGCCGATGAACCGCCAGCAGAACCGGCACCCGAAGAAGACCTGCTTCTCAAGATTGCCCTGCGCGACTTGAACCCGGACGCCCCGGTGCCAGCCGCCCCGGAAGCAACGGCTACACCGCCCGCCGCCGCCACGCCGCCGGCAACGCCACCGGC